GAGAAAGACGCTGACCGCCTGGGCAACGATGCCGGGACGTTCTTTGACGATGTGGTGCGCAATGCTGCGGGCGGTGGCGCTCGTTTTGTGCTGGTGGACATGGAGCCGCCCCGTGGTGACACGTTGGCAGCCGACAAGCATGCCGGGCGTAGGCTCGTTCCGTATTTTGTGGACATTGACGCCGACAACGTGTGGGATTGGGGGCTGGATGATAAGGGGCTTGCGTGGGTGGTCATCCACTCCACCGAGGCCGCTGAATCTGCGCCGTTTGCAACCGCGATGGTCGTTGATGTGCTGACCGTGTGGACGCGCCAGACATGGCAGAAGTTCAAGGGCCCGGCCCGCGCTGTCACTATCTCTTCCGAGGGCTTGAAAGAGGTTTACGCCACAAAGATGGCCCCTGAAGGCGAGCCTACCGCGCACCCTTGCGGCATGGTTCCGCTTGTTCCCTTTCTGTTTGAGCCGCGTTCCCCCATGACGGGCAACCCGGCTACCGATGATGTGCTTTCGTTGATCGTGGGCACGTTTCGGCGTTATTCTGAGCTGGACAAGATGCTGTTCGACTGCGCCGTGCCGCTGATGATCGTCAATGGGCTGGATGAAAAGCAGGGTGGGGAGTTTATCAGGGCCAGTAGTAACATGCTGGTTTCGTCTGAGAAGGACGGTATTACAGCCGCCTACGCCGAGCCGTCCGGCACATCCTTTGCCGCACAAACAGCATTTCTTGCCAACGACATTCAGCAGATCAGGGAAATCGCCCTGCGCATGGTGCGGCCTGATTCTGCCGTGGGGCAGAGTGCGGAGAGTAAAAAGCTGGATAACGCGCAACTCGACACACAGCTTGCCAAGTTCGCCCGGCGGTGTGCTGCTGCTGAAAAACGCTGCTGGATGCTGGCGGCTGCATGGCTCGGAATGAAGAACGTGGCAGATGATGCTATCCTGACGCCATACAGCGAGGACTACAGCGAAGACAACACTAACATGCTCGACAAGGCGTTTGTCCTGGAACTGACGCGGTTGAACGTCATTTCCAAGGTGACTGCCCTTGAACTGCTGATGAAAACTGGCACACTTCCGGAAGACTTCGACCCGACTGCCGAAGCTGACAAGGTGGCGCAAGGTGTGCTGACCAATGCGGGGCAGAATGGGGCCAACGCACTTTCATCCTTGCTGAAAATCTAGGCTGACCAATGACCCCAGACGAACTGACCGCAAAATACCTTCTCGCCCGCATCCTGTACTGGCGTGACCAGCTTGACGGGCTGGACGGTGCAGCCGTGGCGCAGCTTATCAAGGTACTGTCCAGTGCCAAGGCTGACGTTCTGGCGCGGCTCAAGGCTGACGTGGACGGCATTGGCAGTGTGACCGATTGGAACCGCGACAGGCTGCGGCAGGTCAACGCGTGGATTAGCGAGGTGACGGCAGGCGCACAGGCTGCGGCCCTTGCCGCCATTACGCAGTCCAGCATTACGGCTGCCACGGCCTCACTTGCGACGTATAACGCCATGCTGTCATTCGAGGGCAAGGCAAGCGCGGTCAAAACTGTGGGGCTGACCACTGAGCAGATTGTGACGTGGTTTCAGCGCACGCCGCTACAGGACGGCACGGTGCTGTCGGATTGGGTTGGCAAGGCTTTCACCAATGGCGTGAACGATTCGCTCATTACCGCCATCCAGCGCGGCGGGATTGAGGGCAAGGGTACGCGGGCAATGGTGCAGGATGTGCTACAGGCTGCGCTAGATGATGGGTTTGCCATCACGCAGCAAGAGGCCGTCATGCTTACCCGCACATACACGCAAACGGCAAATTCGCAAGCGATGGAGGCCGTGGCGCGGGCCAACAGTGATATTATCAAAGGCTATAAGCGTGTGGAAACGCTGGATAATCGCACCTGCCGGATTTGTGCCCTAGCTGACGGAAGCGAGTACGGGCTGAATGATGAACGCCCAAGGCTGCCAAGTCACATCGGTTGCAGGGGAATCTATACATTGCTGACAAAAAGCTGGCGCGACTTCGGCATAGACATGGATGATCTGGAACAGGTTACGCGACCCTGGGTCATGCGCGAACCTGGGGCCATCGGCGCAGGGGGCCGCAAGATTGAGGAGTTCGGGCAGACTACCGAGAATTTTAGCGGGTGGTGGGAATCTTTGTCGGCGGCACAGAAGGCAAAGACCAGCATTGGCCCGGTGCGCGGCAAGTTGTTGGAATCCGGCGCGGTGAAGTGGAACGACCTGTGGGACAAGGCAAGCGGCCTGCCGTACACGCTTGAGCAGTTGGGGTATGACGGGCGGGGGAATAAGCTGAAATAGCTGTGCAGTGTGCGTGCTGGCAGGACAGAGATACGAAGGCGCGGGTCACTCCGCGTCTTTTTTTGTGTCCTCGTCCGGCAGATCATCGAACAGGTCTTTTACCGAGCAATCAAGAGATGCTGCCAGTTGGGACAAGACGCGAATTGACATCAAGGCCATGCCTTCATCCTTACGCGCTTTCGTAATTGTGGGGTTTGCCACGCCAGACGCAGATTCAAGACGGCGCACAGAAAAGCCGCGGTCTTCCATTACTTCCTTTAGCCTGCTCTTGATTATCCGCTCTTTTTTCATTCTGCCCTTGTGTCAAAAAAAAGTTTGACAGTCCAGTGTCTAACAATTATTATACACTTACCACATGAGCGAAAAGCCATGAGGAATGGATGTAGCTAGTAGTGGAAGGGATAACTCAAAATAGGAATGGAAGGTTATTATCATGGCAAAGAACATCGTTACGGTGAACGTGAGGCTTGAGGGACACCAGCCCCTTATCATCCACAACAGCCAGCTTGCTAACCCGCTCAACAAGTGGAGCAAGCTGATGAAAGACGTTACCAGCAAGCGCAAAAAGACTGATGCCGACTTGCTGGAACTGCAACGACTTGAGTTTATGGGCGGCATGTACTTTGACGATCTGGTGGGCGTGTATGTGCCGGGACAGTGGTTTGAGGCCACCGTGGTTGCGGCAATGGCGACTATCAAGCGCGGGCAGAAAAAGAATGTTCGCGGCGGTCTGTATGTGGATACGCCTAAAATCCCGCTGGAATATGACGGGCCTCGCACGCTTGAGGGGCTTTGGGAGAGCGGGAAGTTCCACCGCCTTGATATTGTCGGCGTGCAGCGGGCTAAAATCCTGCGCTGCCGTCCCTGCTTCCAGCCGCCTTGGGCTGTAGAATTTTCAATGACGATTATTCCTGAAGTATTGAACGTGTCTGATGTACAGGATGCGTTTGTGCATGCGTCCATGCTCGAAGGTCTTGGCGACTACCGACCCAAGTTCGGACGCTACAACCTGACAAAGTTTGAAGCAAGCAAGCCTGAAAAAATGGCTGCATAATTTTACTGCATGGGCAGAATGGAGCGGATAGCAGCGCATGGCAGGGCAACGCAGCGCAGCGCAAGGCTTGTAACCTCGCAGGGCCAGCGGGCAACCGTTGGCCCGACCGGGGCCGCAAGGCAACGATGGGAATGGAGCGTAACGTAGGGCAAAGCAAAGAATTGCTATTCAATGGAAGGACGGGGAGATCCCTGTTTGCTTTCTCGCAGTGGCTACGGGGTAACTCGCAGCCACAAACGGGGCGGCAACGTCACGAGTGGAGTGGACTGTAATGTAGTGAATGGGATAGATGCGCAGAATAGAGCTTCTTTTACCACAGCCCTTGCGAACTTCGCAGGGGCCAACGGTGCAGGAAGTGCCGATGGGATTGGAGTGCAGAGAAAGGTAGTGCACGGCACGGTAGTGCATAGCAAAGCAAGATCTTTATCTCATAGGCGTAGGGAACATTCCTTGCGCCAAACGGGGTTCAGATTGCATGAAACCGAGCACCTATTGATACGGCCTGTGTATCTGCAAGTACAGGTGTCCTAATCTCCGGTTAGGGAAAAGGCCGAATCCGGGCAACCAGAGTCCGACAATGTAGGAGGGGTAAAACCCTCCTATTCTGGCCTAAAAAGAAACAAAACTCATTAACATGGGGGGGTGTACACCATGCCACAGACAACGCTTTTCCCAAACTGGAAAGAACTGGCGAAGGTTATCGCGGCGGCAGAGGATGATAAGCCAGCGGGATTCTACACAGACGCAGACATTGCAGACTTGCTTGATACCGAGCCGGGTACGCAGGATTTCAGCTTTCAGTGGATGCAGTGCCGCGACTACCTATTGAAAACCTACGGCATCGAGTTCATGCGCGTAAAAGCACCCGTTCGCGGCTACAAGGCCATGAGCGACACAGAAAAGGTCAACGTGGGGTTCACGCGCCGGATGAAAAAGACGCGGCGCAACGCAAACCGCATGAGCCGCGTGGTCGGCAGCGTAAACCGGAACGCTCTGTCGGCAGATGATGCGCGGGCACACGATCAGAATATGGCTAAGGCGGGCTTGCTAGAAGGCTTGTTGCACCAGTTACCGCGAGGGGTAACGTCATTGCGCGTCACAGTGGACATAAGCCGGGATATGCCGGGCTTGATGCCCTAACCATCCAGCCGGGATAACGCCCGGCTTTTTTGTTGGGCAATGACGCAGTTGGCTAGTGTGGAGGCGATGCCGCTCACAGCCCGCTCACGATGCGATCAATCATCCACTTGCGCGGGGTGATCTTGAGCGATTCGGCAAGCACCTTGACACGCTCGTAGTCGGCTGGCGCAAGGTCGAGGGACAGGCGCACATAGTCCTTCGGCTTGCGCCCGGCACCTGGCCGAGCGCCGCCGTGTGTTGGTTTGGTCTGGTCGGCCATTAGTAGCTGCCGTCAACGTCAGAGTGTCCATTGGTGCGAAAAACGATGTGCTTGCCCTGCCCGCGACTGATAGCTGTCAATGCCTGATCCAGCAGGGCGGTGGGCTCGTCACAAATGCCGCTGATCTTGCAAACGCCGTTGTCTATCTCGATGTCTTCGCATAGGCAGTATGCCAAAAGTTCGGCATTGTTTTCAAAAAAGATAACCTGATCGCCATTTTCTTGTGTTTCTACACGGTAGCTGTTCATTTTATTTCTCCGCTCGTTTTTTGGTTGACTTTAATGGCCCTTATGACTCCTGCGACTCAGCCATTTCTGCCTCAATATGAGGCCGCACGTAGGTGTAGCTATCGGTCTGCGTGCGCAGTACAAAACCGGCCATGGACGTATAAAAACCCTGGGCAAACATGGGCGCTGTGCCAATGCCACCAAGCCCGCTCTTGTCAATGCCAAGCATCATGTTTTTGAGCATGGCAACCTCGCTGCGCTGGTCAAGCGGCCCGTCAAAAACACCGTGCAGGCTTGAGCAAAAAGGCGGCTTACCCTGCCACAAATATATCACCTGGGCACAGCAAAGGCCGTTTGCAAGCGTATAGCTATCATTAGGCAACCGGCTAATATCAAGGTTTGGATTGTACATGGCCCCCTCCGTATAGCCAGACATGAGCAACCATGTCTGGTAAAATAGTAATTAGTTCCAGCTTGTTCCCGTAATGTCGTGGCTGCTCGTTTTTTTGGCGAGTTTTAATCGTCTTTCAAAATTTCTTCATCGCTAAGGCTCAACAACTTTTGCATTTCGACCAAATGCGCGTCGTAGTCCCAAAATTTGTCGCGGACGTAAACTGTTATCGAGTTTTCGCCAGACCTACGGATGTAGTTGTGCGGAAAGCGGAGCCCTTCGGCGGGAATGTCCAGCGAGAAATGGCGATAAAGTTCTTCAACTTGTTCGTTCGTCAGATCGTGATGTCCGTCAACTGTGATCTTTGCCCGCCACGCGGTTGCGCTTTCAAACGCGCCGAACTCGCGGCTAATGCTAGCGTAATCGACAATCGTCTTAATGGTGTTTTCGTTTGGCATTTTAGTTCCCCTGTCGTTGACGTTTTTGTCCGTTGCCATCTCCCCTCTCGTTGATTTATTTATGCCATCCGAATTTGAAAAAGTAAAGTGTTTTTTCAAAATATTTGTATAAATTTTTCTGTAGTCATGCCTGAAGTTTAGCCGCTCCTACCCTGCCGATGCCAGCCAATACCCGCCAAATATCCCACAAATCCACGACCAGCGAAAACCTGTCAAGTCCCTCATAGCTTGCCAAACCTACGCGCTGGCTTGATTTCCGAAAACAGCTTCCCAACCCCATGCTATCCTGACGCAAAATAAGGCGGGAGTTTGCCCGCGTTTCTGGCGTGATGCCCAAACCTCGAACCCGCGAAGGGATAGCATGAAACTGAAGCTGGATGAAAAAGGTCAGGTTGTTTTGGAGAACGGTTTGCCCGTTTGGGTCGCTGACGATGGCAAGGAGATCGCCTATGACGTGCCGCGATTGGTCAACGATCTCTCCCGCGTGAACAGCGAGTCGGCAGGCCGCCGCAAAGACATCGACGCACTCAACGAGAAGCTGAAGCAGCTCGAAGGCATTGACCCTGTAAAGTATCAGGAAATGCAGGCCCAGCTTGCAAACATCGACCTGAACAAAATGGGCAACGTGGATGAAATCCGCAAGTCCGTTTCGCAGTCGTTTGAGCAGCGCATGGCAGAAGACGCCGCCAAGCATAAGGCCGAGATGGATGAAATGTGGGGCGTGGTGCGCGACTCGCAGGTGCGGGGCATCTTCGATTCCTCCACCTTCCTGCGGGAAAAGACGACCCTGCCGCCTGACATCGCAAACAGCTTCTTTGGCAAGAATTTCAAAGTGGAGCGCGACGGTAACGGTTTGAAAATCGTTGCGCTGGACAGCCAAGGCAACCCGCTTTTGAGCCGCGTAAATCCTGGCGCGTATGCCACCCCTGACGAAGCCCTCGAACATTATGTGCAGAACTATCCGCAGCGCGACGTTTTCTTGCGTTCGCCTGCTGGTGGCCCCGGCACACAGGGCGGCAAGGGTGACATGAGCAAAAACACCATAAGCCGGGCTGAATTCGACAAACTTGACCCCGCCGCAAAGGTCGCCTTCATGAAGGACGGCAAAGGCGCGGTAACTGATTAGGAGATCAACTCATGGCTACTTCCAATACCCTGACCGGGCTTATCCCCACCCTGTACACCGCTCTTAACGTGGTTTCCCGCGAAATGGTTGGCTTTGTGCCTGCCGTGGCGCGTGACTCCACCGCTGACCGCGCGGCCCTTAACCAGACCGTGCGCAGCCCCATTGGCGACTGTGGCGCACTGGAAGACATCACCCCCGGCCAGCAGCCTGCCGCATCTGGTGGTACTACGGTGCAGTCCGTGGACGTGACCATCACTAAGTCCAAGGCTGCCCCCATTTTGTGGAGCGGCGAAGAACAGCTTTCGGTGGGCGAGTTTGGGCAGTACAACCGCATCCTTGCCGACCAGTTCACCAACGGCATGCGCAAGCTGGTCAATGCCGTGGAAGTTGACCTTGCCCTTGCCGCCGTGAACGGTGCTTCGCGTGCCTGCGGCACTGCCGCGACCACTCCGTTTGGCACGGCTGGAGACCTTTCGGACTTCGCCAACACGGCCAAGATTCTTGACGACAACGGTTGCCCCATCTCCGACCGTCAGCTTGTGCTCGGAAGCAATGCCATGGCCAACCTTCGCGGCAAGCAGAGCGTGCTGTTCAAGGTCAATGAGGCTGGCACCAACGACATGCTGCGTAACGGCATGACTGACCGCGTACAGAACTTTGCCCTGCGTTACTCCGCTGGCTTTGCTTCGCACACGGCGGGCACTGGCGCGAGCTACCAGAGCAACAACGCCTCTGGCTATACCGCCGGTGCTACTTCGGTTGCCCTCGACACTGGTTCCGGCACTGTGCTGGCTGGTGACGTTGTGACGTTCACTGGTGACACCAACAAGTATGTTGTCGGCACGGCCCTTACTGGTGGCGTGATTGTCCTGAACAACCCCGGCCTGCGTGCTTCCCTTGCTGACAATATCGCCATGTCCGTGGGTGCTGCTTACACTCCCAACGTGGCCTTTGACCGCAACGCCATGATCTTGGCTTGCCGCGCCCCGGCGGTACCCGAAGGCGGTGATTCCGCTGACGATGCCATGACCATTACTGACCCCCTGAGCGGAATCACGTTTGAAGTGCGTGTGTACCGCCAGTACCGCCAGATCAAGTATGAAATTGCTCTGGCTTGGGGCGTGAAGGCCGTGAAGTCCGAACACATCTGCCTACTGATGGGCTAGGGGTGACGTATGGCTGATATTGTCAAAATGAAACGCCTTGAGCCTCAGTTCCCCGGTGGTCCGGTTGAGGCCGAGGTGCATCCTGACGAAGTGGAAGGCATGAAGGCCTGCGATTGGTACGTTGGCGGTGAACAGGCAGACGACACCAAGCCAGCCAAGGGCAAGAAATCCGCAGAAGCGGAACCGACCGGCTAACCAAGCCGTAGCAAGTTCTGAGCTTGCACAACGGGCGGGGGCTACGGCTCCTGCCCTGCAACAAGAGCGGAACAATTTAATGGAGCAACAATATGGCGTTGATCGTTGAAACAGGGGCGTGTGAGGCTGGCAGCAATACGTTTATCAGCCTTGCCGATGCCAACACTTACGCCACTGATCGGGGTCTGTGGACTTCTGCCACGACTGACGAGGCAAAGACCGTTGCCCTGCTGCGTGCCGCCGACTACCTGAACACCTTGCAGTGGAAGGGCGTAGCGGTGACGTGGGATAGAACTATGGCATGGCCCCGCGAGAACGTGCCGCAGCCGGGTGGTGCAACGGACACTTACGGCAACCCTGTTCTGTTGGCGAACAACATCGTTCCAAAGGCCATCCCGCAGGCGCAGACCGAGCTTGCAGCGCTGATCGTTGCTGGCACAAACCCGCTTGCCCCGGCTGAACGTGGCGGGCGCGTGGTGGCCGAAACGCATACCACAAAGGCGGGCGACATTGATGTGATCGGCGGTGATTCGCAGAGCGATTCATACACTTACGCCGATGGGGCGCCAGTTGAAACGTATTTCCCGGCTGTGGTCGGTCTGCTGCGGCCCTATCTGGCGGTTGTGCCTGGTAGCAGTGGCGCACGGTGCGTTGAGGTCGGGAGAGGATAACCCATGGCAACCACGCTCACCTACGCCGAAATAGCCGCTATAGCCAAGACAAAGCTCACTGCCATAGGCATGCCCATGCAATTCGTGCGCGTGACGGCTGGCGGCGTGTATGACCCTGAATCGGGTGGCTACACTGGCCCTACAGAAACAACTACCAGCTTTTACGGCGTGCGTACCAACCCGACACAGGCAGAAGTGCAGGCCGGACTATTCCAGGGCGTTACAGCGGTCATTCTTGCCCCTGCTGACCTTGCGGGCGGTTCCGCACCTACCACGGCTGACAAGCTGATCTACGGCGGGCAACGGTGGGACATTAAGGAGATTCGCAGCGTGGCCCCGGCTGAAACTGCGATGCTGTACAAACTGGGTGTGACCGCTGCTGGGAGTAACGGGTAATGGCAGAGCATACGCAAGAATGGTGGCGGGACAGGATACGGCAGCTTGATAGCAAGGTGTGCAACAACGGCAAAGAGCTGCAAGAAACGGTGTCCAAGCTGGTTGAGGCTCACGCTAGTTTAGCAAGGGCCGCAATTGCCGCCGCCATAGTGCGCGAGTTTGGCGAACTGATTAAGCAGACCCCGGTTGATACAGGCCGGGCGCGGGCCGGGTGGTCAATCGGTACAGAGCCGAGCGAATGGACGCCGCCTCCCGGTGTTTGGGAAGAATTTCTTGCCAATGGCTACATTGACGCGGCGATTGCGAAAGGTCTGACCAACAAGAAATTGAGCGAGTCTGAGGTGATCTATATCTGCAACAACGTGCAGTACATCATGGCCCTTGAGGCTGGCTGGTCAAAACAAGCCCCGCAAGGATTCATCGGCAAGTTTTTGCAGCGGTTGAATCGGCAGCTTACCCAATTGGCGGCAACCCTATGACCACACTTTGCCCGACACTCTCCGAAGCGAACACAGCTTTCAACGCCAAGATGGCCTTGGCCCTCGCCGCGCTGGTTGCTGCTGGTGACGTGGTGATTACTCCTGCCAATTCGGACAACACGCCAGACCTAAACAAGATTCTGGCAATCTCAGCATTCCAGCCGGACCGCACAACGGGCGCGGAGATGGGCGGGCCGGGCGCGTTGGCTGTGCGCAGCGGCGTGTATCTGGTGACGCTCTCCGCACCCAAGACAATCAGCCAGAAAAAGCACTGGGACGCTGCGCAGGTGGTCGAGGACTACTTTGCACAATTCAGCGCTTCACCACTTACAGTGGCCTCTAGCGCGCAAATTTACTGTGACCAGCCTTACACCACAAACGCCGGGCTTACGCCGGATAAACGTATTTCCCTGCTTGTCACCGTGCCGTGGCATACATGGGCAAGTAACTAACTAGAGAGGGTATGATTATGGCTAAAAGTTGCTCAACCGTGGCAAGCAGCAAGACACAACGAGTTTTTGCTGTAGTCGAAGATGTGACGGGCGTTTTGCAGCGGCCCACGGCTGCGGGTTATATCCTGCCTGCCGGACGCGCCACCTTGAACCAAGTGCCGACATTTACCAACTCCGACGAGCTTACGGACTCGCTGGACGTGGTGAACCAGTTCAAGGACGCTGTGAAGCCGGGCGAGGGTAAAATCTCCACCATTGTGCATATCCCAACTGATG